GCATGTCTAAAAGCCTACAACGATCTGCTTGACATGGGAGTAGCCCCAGAGCAAGCCCGTATGGTACTGCCTCAGAGTATGTACACGGAGTGGTTCTGGAGCGGAACTGTAGGGGCCATAGCGAAGATGTGTAACCTACGCTGTAAGCCTGATACACAGGCGGAGACACGCATTGTAGCTGACCAGATCAGTGATAAGATGAAAGAGTTGTTCCCAGTTTCTTGGGCAGCATTATTGGAGGAGAAAGACCAATGAAACCTGACGTTACGCAAAAACAACAAGTACTTAACCACTTACAAAATAACCCTGATGGGTTCACCTCTTGGGAAGCAATCAGTCAATATGGTATTACCCGTTTAGCTGCTTACATTGGTTTCTTGAGGAATGATGGATATGGTATTAACTCGGTAACAGAAACCCGTAACGGAAAGGCAATTGCCAGATACTTCTTGGTTACAGGTGAACAGGAGAATGATTATGAGTGAAGTTAAGATAGCAGAAATAACTGAGCATGAGGATGGTAGTGCCACACTACAGGTAGAATGTGACCCGGAGACATTCGCTGCTATCTTTAACGTGGGGTTTGTGTCGTTGATTAAGACGGGCCTAAAATGGGAGACAGACAATGGCTAAACTGTATGACTTAGAGCCAATGATACTGGACTGTTGGCGTGTATGTAACGATCTTGAGACAGTGTTCAAGCAGATAGGTGACGGTGAACGTGAGCCTACGCATGATGAAATGATGAACACCCTCATGGGTATGCAACAGCTATACGAGTGGAAGTTCGAACAGTTGTTCTTTAAGTATGAGGAGTTGTGTCGTGATAAACAGTGAGTGGCGAAAGTTGATAGCAGAGCAAGAGAACTTTAAGGAGAACGTAATGGCAGAACATACAGCAGACATCGTGAATGAACCTAAGCACTACGCCCGGTGGAAAATAGAACCTATCACATACATCATGCAGAACGGCTTTGAGTTCTGGCGTGGGAATATCATCAAGTATGCCAGTCGTGCAGGATACAAGCCCTACGAGGGAATGAGTAAGGCTCAGTGCGAGATCACAGACCTTGAGAAGGTCATTCGTTATGCACAGATGCGTATCAATCAACTGGAGGGTAAAGACAAGCTATGACCAAAGATGAGCTAAAGAAACTCATAAAGGCTTTGGATAAGTCTGAGGATGTCACAGTCGAGGAAGCTGTGTATCTGATCCGAAAGCGACAGCGAGAGTTAGAAAACTTGGAGGTAGAGTATGAGCTTAACTGGGCCTGAGATCGTAGGTATGTGCGAAAAGTTAGCCAACAGGTTTAACTCTCCCTCACACCGTGATGACATGGTACAAGAGGGTGTACTTAAGTGTTACGAGATATTGGCTGACGATGAGGAAGTACATCCAGCGCACCTCTACAGGGAGGCTAAGAGGCGTATGCACGATTACCTTAACCTTGATGTGCTACCTGTTACAGTACCAGCGCACAATATTTCCCGTAGGCTCACACACGACATAGACGACAGTGAGGTGGGTAATATGTCTGAGGTTGGTCATAAGTGGCTAAAGTCTGTTTTGTCGTCTAACTCTGGTCAATACAGTGATGAACACAATGGCTCAGAGAAAGATCATACTGAAAGATATGAGAATAAGGAGTTTGTAAGATATGTCATAAATGTGGCGATAGAAAAATTAACGGCAGAAGAATGGAGTGTTCTTAAGTTACGTTATTACAGCGACATGACACAACATGAGGTGGCGGATATGTTAGACAAACACCAGAAGTGGGTGTCACGAAGGGAGGACACTGCCTTAACTAAGTTACGAAAGTCAGTTCTGTAACAATTCGTGATGTCTAAGAATTAGAAAAGTATCCCTATAAGTAAGTGTAGGGTTTACATAAGTTATAACTTTAGTTACTTCTACTATTAGTTATAACATAAGAAAGGAACGTAAGTATGGACGATGATGAATACTACAACCAGCTTACTACACAAGCAAAGGTTCGTAGTCTTAATGATGTCGCTAGTGATGTGCGTGAGCATTTGTCTGGTGCTGTCCAGAGTATCATAAAGGCAGGTCAAGCTCTACAAGAGGGCCGTGACATGCACCTCAGTGATAACGCCTTCCACGATTGGTGTATGCAGGAGTTTCCTGATTTAGACAGAACCACACGTCACCATATGATGAAGATAGGCAATAGATTTTCAGGTGTTGACGATAGTAAACACCGTTACACGGTCTTGCGGGAACTAGCAGCACCATCTGTGCCTGACGAACTTGTAGAAGATATTATGTCGTCAGATAAGCCTATGAAGGTTAAAGAGGTGCAGCAAGCTAAGGCAGGGTACAAAGAAGTACAAGAGAACCCTGACTACGTTGACATACTTGAAGACGTTAAAGAGAAACGAAAGACCCCTGTAGAGGCCGCTAAAGAGGCTTGGGATCGTTCAGAAGAGAAACGAAAGGAGATGGAGAGTAGGCCGAATGTGTTTGACTTAAATGCTCATGTCAAAAGTACAGAGCATTGCACCGTAGATGTATCAGCAACTAACCTTGTTGTCGCTATGGAACAGTTAATCAGTAAGTTTGATAGGCGTGACGTTATGATGTACCTATACTCAGCTATACATGATGATGTCGTAAATATCAAAATACCAGCACTACATGAGATGTCCGACATCTTGATAGAACTATGTGAACAGTTGCCACTCGAAGGCACAAACAAACAAAACTTAAGCTAGGAGACCCGACAATGAGCTATTACCAACAGACACTCGACTTATTTGAACTCAATGACCGTAAGCCAATGGGAGTTAACTTACTTATCCGTCAGGGTGCAAGGAACATTCGTGCGGCAGATGCTAACGTGGTCAGAGCGCACGTTTGGAAGCACCAACGTGATGACATGGAAGCACTGCTTAACACTACGTTTCATTCTTACGAGCTTGACCGTCAGATGACTATGCGCTGGCTTCTTGACAATGAGGCTGACGTTTTCTTTGGGCAGAGAGATGCGGAGATAGAAAAGGGCCAAGGCCGTGTAAAGATGAACCACCTGTACAAAGAAGTAGGGTACAAGTATCTGATAGGTTCTAAGTAAATCAAAGGAGAGTAACCAATGGAAAAAGACCTAGAGAAATATTGCATGAAGATGATGGACATATATGGCGGAACTTATACCATCGACTATGACCTAAAGGTAGTAGCTATCTACAAGGGAGACACTCAGGATTTAGATGTCCTATCCTTTGATGAAGCCCTAGAAGAACTACGAGAAGCAGCGTAAACCCAAGGAGAGAGCCACATGGCTGAACATGCACACCAACCCTGTCCATATGAAACGTGTGGCTCCTCCGATGCCTTTAGTTACAACACTGAGGGCTTCGGCAAGTGCCACGCTTGCAACCAAGGCTATCCGTCCAGTGGAAAAACATTCGGGTGGGCTAAAGAAAAGTACCCAACAAAAGGAGGGGATAATTTGTCGTTTACACCAAAAGCTGTTGTGTCGTTTACACCAGAAGATACGTCCGATGGAAAATACGCTAACATGCGTGGCATCAACAGCAAGACGATGGAGGACTTCGGTGTCCTAACCTACGAAGATCGTCAGGAGTATGTGTACCCCAGCGGGGGAATTAAAGTTCGTAAGCTAGACGAGAAGGGCTTCTACGCTAAGGCTGGCTTCAAGGGTGATGAACTCTTCGGTATGAACTTCTTTACCGCAGGTAGCTCCAAGATGGTAACTATCACTGAGGGTGAACTAGACGCTCTCTCAGTGGCACAAATACTCAAGAGTGGGTACACCAACCCAGTTGTGTCGTTACCCTCTGCTACACCCTCTAAGAAGCTCTGGGAGAACTGTGCGGATTGGCTTAATAGTTTTGAGAAGATCATCCTGTCGGTTGACAATGATGACGCTGGTAATGCTCTTGCTGACCGTGTAGCAAAGCTGTTCCCTAACAAGGTCTATCGTGTTGACCATCGACCATACAAAGATGCCAATGAGTTTCTACAGGCTGGTAAGGCTGCTGACTTCAAGAGTGCATGGTGGAACGCCCGTAAGTTCACACCTGAGAATGTGATGAACAGCACACAGGACTTCTTGTCGTTGTACAAGGATACACCTGAGCATCAGTATATACCAACGGGCATACAAGCACTAGACGATAAGATACTTGGTCTCATGCAAGGTCACTTTACGGTAATCAAAGCACCCACAGGTATCGGCAAGACGGAGATCATGAGGTTCCTTGAGTACAATATGTTACAACGTGGAGTTCCTATTGCGGCATGGCACTTGGAGGAAACCAAGCTACGATCACTGTTAGG